TTTTTCATTAATTACCTCTTTGATCTTTTAATTTTGCAGCTAAAATTGTTTTTTCAATTGATGTATCCGCTCTTAACTGTGCTAGATCTTCATTTTGTTGTAATTTTTGATCTTGATTCATTTGATTCATCATTGTTTTCATTTTATTTAAGTTAATTTGCTCATCATCAACCATTTTCTTACGTGCATTTTCTTGTGCTCGAAGATCTAACTCTCTTGCTCTTAGTTTTGCAACTGGATCATTGTCAAATTGTGATGTAATTTTCTTTTCTTCGTTCATAAACTCTTCCATCATCTCTGCAATTAGTACAGCTTTTCTTCCTTCAATTTTTTCTGTTAACATTCTAAACTGCATTTGCATTTGTTGAGCCATTTGTGGGTTTTGTTGCATAGCCATTTGCATTTGTTGTATCTGTTGTAACTCATTTCTAAATTCCATTTCAATTTGTTCTTGAGCCATTAAAGAAATATGTTCTAAAATATTTTTTTGTAATGCAGCCATAACCACAGGATTGTTTCTAGCCATATTAGTTTCCATAAAACTTAAGTGAGCAGTCATATGTGCTCGGTGATCTTGACCTGGAAATGCTTGGAACGGTTTCCCAGCAAGAGAGTCAATGTGTTCTAATGCTGGGTCCTTTGGTTGTGGGGGTTGTGGTCGAACTAGTATTGTGTCTACATCTTTAACGCCAATCGCTTCATACATGTTTCTATATGCTTGATATAAATTATGCATTTGCGGATTTGACATTGCCAGTTGCAGTTCTGTTTGCGCTAGGGAAATACGCTGTGTCTGTGAGAAAATGTTGGGGTCAGCAACTGGCAGTATATCCACTCTATCATCAAAGTCTTGTTGTTTAATCATCTTTTGACCCCCAACTACGTCGTATGGATATTCAGGTGGTAAGTATAATTTAAATACTCTTGCCAATAATCTAAACTCATTTTTCAGAGCTGTAAAAATTCTTTTGTGGATAGCAGACATCGTTCTGCTTCCTCTTTCTAACAAAGCTACGGTCGTACCCACTGCTGCTTGTTGATTCCCATCTCCTACTTGCAGGTCCGCTATGGAAGCGAATCTTTGTCCTGCTGATACTACGACCCCCATAAGTTGTAATAAAGTTTGAGAAGGCTCTTTAAATGGTAACATCATAAATGAATCTCTGATGTTTCCTCCTGGAGCATCTACGTCTCTAAATTCTCCCGGTTGTATTGATTGTGCATCATCTCTAATTCTTATTCCTCTTTGTTTAAAACCAGCTGGTAAGTTAGATAATGTTCCAGCATCAAGTAGTTGTCTTAATGCAGATGTAGCTGTTCTTGATAATCCACCAATCATATGAATTAAACCAAATCCATAAAATCCTAATCCTGGTAAAAATTTAAAATGTACAAAGTATTGTATTTTAGATTTCTTAGGATCGTTTTGTTCGTAGTTTCTTCTAATAGATAATATCTCTCTAGAGTTTTCTTCGATCGTTACAATGTAAGGTAATTTTATACCAGTTGGTTCCCCATCGGGTCCTCGATCTTCAAAACCTTCTAAGTCTAAATTAACATGACATTCTAGTAAAGTGAAAACATCATCGTCTCTTCCAGTTTTAACGGTGCCCTCTAGTTCTAATTCTTTTTGTTCAACATCAGTTAAATTATTATTTCCAGGTTTTAATTCTACATCTCTGTAGAAACCAACAACTTGTTGTTTTCTTAATTCGTTTTCAGAAATTTTAATTCGATGAATAATTGCTTCCGCATCATCTAATGAGGTAGCTGTGTACGGAACAATTAAATCATCTGCAGGGACAAACTTTGATACAGCTCGTCCTAGTAATTCGTCGTAATAAACTTTTTTAAATGAAGAACCTGCAAGAGGTAAATAAAATAACATTTGATCAAACTCCGGTTCATATTCTTTCATTTGATCCATCAACTCATAGTTCATGTAATCTTTTACACGATTTGCTTGTTGAGTTTTTTCTGGTGTTTGAACTCCTACAACTTGTGTTCGTACCGGTCCACTCGCTGGAAGTAATTCTTTATAAGCAAGTGCTTGAAACTGAGTAACTGCTTCAGCAAGAACTGGGTGAGTTGCACCACTAGCACCTGAGAAAGGTTCTGTTCTGTTTTCGTATTTGAATCCTAAAAGTTCTAAACCATTGGTATAAGTTTTTTCCCAATCTTTTCTAGAATTTTTATAGTCTTGATAATTTTGAAAAAGTGTTGAACCTAAATAAGCTAATTCTTGTTCTTCAACAAAGTCAGCTAAGTTAGCTCCAAAATCTGTTGCGTCTGATTCTGCTAATGCACTAGGATCAAAATCAACTTCAACTGATCCATCTTCCATTTCTGTAATTTCAGTTTCACCAGGCTTTACCTGTTCCATTTCATCTGACATCTCAACTGCTAAATCTTCAGTTGTTTCTTCAGGTTGTTCTTTTATGTTTGGTAGCGCCTTGTCTATATCTGCCATTATTTTTTTCTCCAGATTGTTTGACTGTTTTAACAGTATTATATAATAAATTCAAGCCTTGTGGATTAGGTCCTCTTTTTGGTGGTGGGCCACTCTTTTTACCTTTTGAATACATTATTTTTTTGGTTTACCTTTAATAATAACATTAGGATTCATTAGAGGTTCACCGGTATCTTTTATATCTCCTACTCTTTTAGCTTCATATAAATAATCTTCAACAGATCTACCACTCATCACACCTCTATCTGAAGACTCTAAATATTCTAAGGTTTCACTTGAGTCAGAATTAATTTTTTGTACTTTTTGAGTTTTAATTTCTCTTATTTTTAAATCTTTTTCATCTAACTTACCTGTCCCGTATTGTTTTAAAGCAGAAGTATCTGACATTAACTCATCAACATTTTGTGTAACAAATTCATCATCAAATTCTATATCTCCATCCCAATTAACAACTCTTGGTTCAGCTTCATTAGCTTCAAATCTTGCAGGAACAGTTTTACCTTCTTCTAATTGCTCTGCCGGTTTGTATGTAAAAGTTACTGGTTCTTCACCCATGTTTGTAGGGGATTCATATTCTAATCTAATTTCACCAGTGTCTAAATCTCTAATAACCCTCGCACCTTCCTGTTCTCCTAATTGTTGAACGTGAATAATTTCTCTTTCCTTAGTTGCAAGTTTTTCTGTAAGATCTGTTCCTTCTTTTATAACTTTATTAATCACTGCATCAAACCATTCTGGTTTACCGGCAACAGCTGGAGTTGTAATAACATCAGTGGCAGCTTTCTTTCCAACAAATTTTAGTAATCCTGCTTTAGCAGCTCCAATAGTTCCAAAAGCAGTTCCTAATAATTTTAAAAAATCACGTCGACTCATTCCACCTTTTGCAAAACCTTGACGTTCTAAATAACCATATCCAAACAAGCCAGATAAAACAGACGGATCTAATCCTTGTTCTTCTGCAATCTTCAATGCAGCTTGTGGACCAATTCTATCTGCAAGTTGTCTTAAACCTTTTTCTGCATATTCTTTTTCTGCTTGTGGTAATTTATACATGTCTTCAATTTTAACATCTGCATAGCGATCTAATATATCTTTACCTGTGTATGCGGTATAAGCATCTTCAACTGCTTTCGATAAATAGTCTTGTTTTTTTTGATACGGATACATTTCATCTGCTTGTGCTTCTACAAAATCTGTAGGTTTAGAAATATCTTCACCAGTGTAAGTTCTATCTGGTCCTTCTTCACCAGTGAACCCAGAAAGACCAACATTTAATCTACCGGGATATTGTAATGGATCAGAAAGAGCTTGTCCTAAATAAGTAAAATCATCACTGTTAAATGTTCCAGTTGCTTGTAAATCTCTTAACTCTGCTTTTGATTCTGATATTTCTTGAACAGTTGGTGTACCTTCATCAACAATTTGTTTTATTTCTTTTAATCTAACTATACCATTTTGAAGAGCTTCTAACGCACTGTCTTGAATTTTTTGTGGTATCTTTTCTAAATCTTCCCGCTGTAAAGTTTTTTGTGCATTAACAACATCTGTATAAACTCCAGCAAAATCTTCTAAAGCTTTTTCATATTTGTAAATTCTTGAAGTTGCACTGTCTGGTCCTAACTCTTCATTTGCTCTTTGAATCTTATCTCGACCGGCACCAAACAATCCAATGATCATAGCCTTCTTCGCTGCATCTTTATCACCTCTTAAAATGTGTGGTGCTGCAAAAGCAAGTTCAATTGGAATATCTACTGCTCCAAATAATCCACTCATAAAACTTCCTAATTTTGCAAGTCTTGGAGTTTTAACTCCTGTCTTTAAAGCTTGTCTACCTTCTTTTAATAAATTCTTTTCTATTTCTTTTATACCGCAAGCAAGTGAGCCACTTCCATTTTTAAGATTTTTCTTATCACAAAAATCACTTAATACGTCATTAGCTTCTTGTTCATTATATTGTAATTCTAATTTAGTAGCTTCTTGATTTATTTTCTTTTGTAATTCACCTACTTCTTTTCTTGAGTATTGTGTT